TATGTGCGGCCGTCCGGGGTGGTGATGGTGGCTACTATGGTCATCTTCTCTCTCCATGTCGGCACGGGAATGCCGTATCCACACCCTAGTGCAGTCACCGCACTGTGTCAACAGCAAAGTGAGGGGAGGGAAAGAATCGTTGATTGTTAAGCTAAGGCGAACAATGAATCGCCATTGTGCAGATTAAAGCGGCTAGTACAAAGCGTGAACCGACGCTACGATAAGGGAACCAGGTGCGCAGCGCTGCCCTGCCCCTCCACAATGAAGGCCTCACGCACGCCGTGCCCAATGCGCAAACTCAAATGGAAACGGGGTATCGGCCGAAAGCCCGGCAGACTCAACCCCAATTACGCCAAGCCGAGCGCGCTCGTTGCCTACTACATCCGAGCGAAATCACCAGGCAACTCCGCCTCATCACAGCGCGCCCACAGCGACAACGATTCCCGATCGCAGCACTCGCCCAAATCGCTGGACTGTCACGGCAATCGGTCTATCAAGCCCGCGCAGGAAGAGGCCTAACCAAACGAGTCGTCAATGTCCTCGGACCAATCCTCACAGACATCGCCAACGGCCAACTCACCGCATGTCAAGGAGGGCCGCATGGAAGAACGTCAGTTTTCCACGCAGGCGAAGCGCTTCATCGAAAACCGCAAGGCCCGGACGTTCGGTCACGCCAACGCCTTCATCGCCCGTGAGGTCGAGCGGATGCGCACCTCGCGGGAGCGACGCGGGAGCGGTAGTTAGAAAGCGCTGCGGCACAGCGCTTTCCTAAGCCTTCTCACTTCCTGGCAAAGGAAGCCGAGACGCACTGAGAGCAGAGTGCGCACGCGCACTCTGACTCTCACTTGCCCCTGGACCTCGCGGCCCACGGAGTCGGTGCCCCCCACTTAGTCCACCCCCAGGAAAAAGTTACAGAGTAACCGCGTCACAGTGTAACCGCCCTTCCCCAAGGAAGGCCTCAAGGCCTTGTCTCTCACTTAGGCCGTCTCTGGTCTTGCTTACGCAAGCCCATGCGACGCGCGGTGTGGTCGGGTAGTGCAGTCTTTACCGGAGCAGGGCAGCCGAGTTCCAAGAGGGACGCTGATAGGAATTAGAAAGAGATCGGCGCATTTCTTTTAATGTTGATGAGTGTTCCTCTGACTGAGGCATTGCCTCGCAACGTGAGGTGATGCCAACGCTCTTATGCTTTGAGCGCGTCGCAGGTGGAACGGCTTTAGCCGTTCCCACCGAGGCGGCCTACGGGAAGGAGAGGCCATAGGCCTTCATTGGGTTAGGGCGGCGTTAAAGGTGAATGGCGAGGTGTGTGCGGAGCGCAGCGGAGCGGGTGTGTTAGTGGAACGGAGGATTGGCGGCTATGGGCAATGACAATGGTGGTAATGGGCGGTTTGCGTATCGGGAGCATCTTTCCCCGGAGTTGCGTGAGGAGGACGAGAGGATACACGCGATGATGGAGCGCTTTGAGGAGGAGGCGCGGCAGCAGCAGACCCCGGAGTTGCAGAGCTTGCGTGCTGAGTGCAAGCGGCTGCATCATCTCGTTCAGGAGCGCGAGGACAGCTATCATCAGCAGGGCCGCATGCTGCGACAGATGTGGGCGGAGAACAGGCAGTTGCGGCAGCAGCTTGATGCTCTGCGCGCTAAGGGGCGGCAAGGCTGAAAGCGGCTGCCAGAGGAGGGGTGTGGTGATGGCTTTCCCGAGTGGCTGCGAAGCAGTCGTTCCGGATAGTCGGCGAAGCCGACCTTGGGAGGGATGGAAATGCGTGAGGGGTCGCTGACGCAGTGGCTGGACGAGGCGATCGCAGAGGCGACCGCCCTGCTGAGCCTGCTGGAGGAAATGCGGCGCCTGGCGGGGGAGGAGGATGCGACCGCCCAGATTGAGGGGCTGCGCAAGTTGTGGAAGGACGAGGCCAATGGCTGACCTGGTAGCTACTTTCTTCACGGCCTTCGCCGGAGGCGTGTTCGGCGGTTGGCTCGGCGTGTGGTTGGCGTGGCGGAGCGTGCGGGGGGAAGTGGTGCGGCGGGTGGCCGATAATATGAGGACGACAGGCTTATGAGCCGCATCAAGTGGGATGAGCAGGAGGCCTATACCGAGACGGAGACGAGGTTAGATACGCTGCTGCAGTTGCTGCGCTCGGGCCGCTGGCCTGATGATGACCTGGAGGCACTGCTGGGCAAGGCCGACAGGGTGATGGAGTGGCTTTACAGCAAGCGTAAGGCGCCTGATCTGCGGCCATTGGCGGGAGCAAGGAAATGAGGACTACCGGGCTATGAGCTGCCTCATCGGGCCGCTTCTGCTGGGCGACTGTGGCACAATTTGTGGCTACGTGGTGTTGCCGCAGAGCCGTAAACAGGTGCTGCTGCAGAAGGTACTCGGTTGTATGCCCGGCACGCCGGAATTCCGCGACGCTATCCGCGCAATCCAGGAGTACGGCAATGCGCAATCTCCGGATCCTTGAGGAGATGGCCGGGATGAGGAGGACCCGCGCGGAGCGGGTGGCCGATCGGCAGATCCAGCGCTTCCGCCGCCAGCAGCAGGAGGCCGAGCGGATGATGCTGCTGGTGGATAAGGTGAGGGAGCGGGAGAGGGGCGCGGAAGGGGCTCCGCCCATGCCATTTGCGAGGCCGAATTGATGCATGTCGACGTGGAGATGCCACAGTGGCTGATGGTGTGGATTGGCACCGTGCTTGCCGCCATGCTGACCATCATGCTGCCGATGCTGGTCGCCATCATGGTCGGCATCATCAAGGATGTGTTCGCCAGGAAGCCGTAGTATGGATCCAGCATCTCCGCATGTACGCGGCAGCGCGTAATCCAAGGGCACACATGCCGGACTACCAGCCACCGATGCACCCGGATGACCGCAAGATGTTCGGCCGGATGTCCATGTGCCTGGTGGTGATTGCTATGATACTCGGGATACTTGCCACCAAACTGGTCGGGCTGCATGAGCTGGTCGGCGGATTGCTGGGACTGGGCTAATGAAAGAGAGCAAGCAACAAGCCGAATACGATGTCCCCGAGCGCACCGGCGAGCGCTGCGGACTGTGCAGCCATTACAGGATAGGCGTCTGCACCAAGGTCGAAGGAAGCATCGACCCGCGCATGTGGTGCAGGCACTATGAGAGAAGGCGGGATGCATGAATCAGGCCTTCGACCCCAAGACGTTCGGCACAGGGAAAGTCGCTCCTTTCCCCCGCGCCAAGTTTATGAAGTTCCTGTCCAAGCTGAAGGTGCAGAGCAAGGATTATGGGCTCGTGCCGTTCAAGCTGCTCGGCAGCCAGCAGTACATATTGGATGAAATCTGTAAGGCGAAGGATGAGGGAATCAGCGAGTTCGTCATTCTGAAAAACCGACAGTGCGGCAGCACGACATTCTGCATAGCCCTCGATATGTTCTGGGCCTTCGAACACAAAGGCCTGCTCGGCACGTTCATACTACATCAAGAAAGTGCCCGCGACGATTGGCGCAACGCCATCGAGATTTTCTACGACGAGATTCCGCGGAAGGCGCGTATCGGCAACCAAGTCGTGAAGATGAAGCCGCCGATCCTGCATCACAACCGTAATATCTTGAGTTTCTCCAACGGCAGCCGCTTCAGATACCTGATTGCAGGCACTCAGGAGAACCGCAAGGGTGGATTAGGGCGCAGCAGCGCCTCCAACTACGTGCATATGACGGAAGTCGCGTTCTACGGCAACGAGGACGAGGTCGCCGCATTCGAGAGCTCCACCAGCAGCATCTATCCCTACCGTATGCACATCATGGAGTCGACCGCCAATGGCTTCAACTGGTTCGAGGAGATGTGGCAGGAGGCGCTGAGGAGCAAGACGAAGCGATGCATATTCGTAGGCTGGTGGCGGGACGAACGGAACCAGTTCGCCACCGACCATCCGTTCTACAAATACTTCATGCCGGATGCGACGATTACCAAGCTGGAGCGGGAGCGCGTGCGCGCAGTGAAGGCAGAGTATGGATATGATGTCAGCCTCCAGCAAATAGCCTGGTATCGGTGGCACCTGTCCGAGAAGAAACAGGGCGACCAGTCCATGATGGACCAGGAAGTGCCGTGGACTGCCGATGATGCGTATCAGGCCACAGGGGCGAAGTACTTCCACAGTACGGACCTCACGGCAGCAATACGCGCCGCCAGGCATTTCGGTGCCATGAAGTATCGCTACCGCATGGGCAATAAGTGGGAGACCATACAGGTGGTCTCCCACCCATATCGCGATGCCGAGCTCCTGCTGTGGCAACATGCATCGCGCTACGGATATTACGTGCTGTCCTGCGATCCCGCGTATGGATCCAGCGAGACCGCCGATAAGAATGTAATACAGGTCTGGCGCGCTTTTGCCGAAGGCCTCGAGCAGGTCGCGGAGTTTGCCAGCAGCAGTCTCAGTATGTACCAGTGTTCGTGGATTGTCGCCCATCTGGCAGGCTTCTACGGACAAACTGAGTGTCGCGTGATCTTGGAAATGAATGGCCCTGGCAAGGCAGTCTTTGCAGAACTCCAACAAGTGAAAAGAGATCTGCAGACGATGTCGCCTACGCCCGATAATTTTGAATTGAGAAATTGTTTGAATAGGATGCATCACTTCTTCTATCAACGGATAGACAACATTGGTGGCGGTGACATGGTGTACCAATGGGTGATGTCGGAACAACTGAAACCCATGATCATGGCCCGTTTCAAGGATGCCTTCGAACTCGGGAGAGTCAAAATTCGCTCCGTGCCGATGCTTGAAGAGATGCGACGCATCATCAACGACGGAGGATACATATCGGCAGAGGGCGCTGCCAAAGATGACCGCGTTATTGCCGGCGCTCTCGCTTGGGAGGCCTACAATAGATATTTGCGGACCCGCCTTATGAACATGCGGATGACAAAAGAGCACAATGAGACGATCGAAAAGAACAATGGCGAGTCTCAAATGAATCGCATCATTACAGGATATCTAAGACGGCAGAAAATTGGATTTAAAGTGCCTGAAGCATTGAAGTAGAATGAAGAAGGCCCGCGTGGGGAGCACGCGAGCCGGATAGCGTAGGGTGTCTTTGAGGGACAGCCTCGCTATAGCATGCGAGGTGTTGTCGTGTCCACAGAACATCGTAAGGCGTACGTCAAGAAGTGGAAGCAGCAATGGCAGCAGAAACGGAAGGCGCGGATACACGAGTTGCTCGGCGGCAAGTGTGTCGTTTGTGGTGCGACCGAGTCGCTTGAGGCTCATCATAAGGATCCCGCGCAGAAGAGCTTCAACGTAACTGCTCCGTTCGCGTGGCATCGCATTCTGGCCGAGCTTGAAAAATGCGAGTTGCTTTGCAGCGAATGCCATTACGACAAGCATGGGCGGACAGGGCATGGCAAGCTGAGCATGTATCGGCGCTACAAGTGCCGGTGCGAATTATGCAAGCGCGCCTATGCCGAGTATCGACGAAACTATTGTTGCACCGAAGAGTACCGCGCATGGGAAAGAGAATGGCGACGCAAGAAGCGGGAGTCTGACCCTACTGTCCGTGAGAGGCACAACCGACAGGAAAGAGAGAGACGGAAGCGGCGCAATGAGCTTCGTGAGCAGAGATTGGCGGTGCCTGAATAAGAGGTGCAACACGCCGTTCCATAGCTACGAGCCGGCTCCGGTGTGTCCGGCCTGCGGCTGCGTCAGAGTCAATTGGCAGCCCGGCGGTGGCCATGTCGGCTCCATGAAGGCCCTCGACCGCTCGCTCAATGCGCTTGCCAAATCCTACGGCATGACCGACATCGCCAACAGTCCTTCACGGACATTGAACCGCGCCATGCCCAAGCACGACCCGGCCGTGGCGGACGGTCCCGTCCTCAACTTCGCCCCCGGCTTCGCGGCGCCCTTCAACCGCTCGGGCCGTGCAACCTGCGAACCCTCCCGCTCGCGCGTCGACTTCAAAGTCACCGCCGCAGCCGAGAAGCAGTTGTCCCCCACCGGCGCGTTCGGTCCCCAGATCGGCGCCAGCAACTGGAAAAGCATGCGAAGGGCGTACAAGCCATGAAGTTCGAACATGACGAAGCTTCGCGGAACAATACTCAACGGATGATGCTGCGATTGATGAACCGCAGTTTCGAACGACGTAAAACACATCAATGGGACGACGCTGATGCCGTTCTGATGCTCGAAGCAGCTGCGCGTATCTCTTGGCTTGAGCGGTGTATTGAAGCTGCGAGGTCCACATGATCTTTCCTGAAAACTGGGATGACCTCACCGCCCGCGTCATGTGGCTCATCAACCGCTGCAAGGAAACGCAGCGCGACCGCACCCACGTCTGTGACAGGCGAGAGCGCTACTATCTCTTCGGTGCCGCAGGCTACGACCCCGTGCGCTACAACCGCATCAAGTCCCACCTGGACCTCGTCAGCAGCTTCCTGTACAGCCCCGACCACGCCTTCTATCAGATTGCCGCGCAGGCCAATGCGCCCGAGCCGGTGGTGAGGCAAGTAACGGCATTACAGGATGAATTCAACGAAGACTTCACCTCGTGGGGCCTCAACGACATGCTGATGGACGGCATCATCTGGTCGCTGGTCTACAACTGCATGCACGTCAAACAGGGATGGAACGAAGTCGCCAAGGAAGGCTACGCGACCCTCGTCTCCCCCGCCGAGTTCGGCGTGTTCCGCGAGGACATCATCGAGCTCGACCGGCAAGAAGCCTTCGTCCACACCTATCCGCTGGAATACTACGACGCCGTCCAGCGCCTGGTGCGCGCCGGACGCGGCTCCGACGTCGAACGCATCGCGACCGTCCAGGAAGCCCGGCCGATGCCGTTCCCCGATATGCTCACCCGCCTCATCATCGCCGGCACCGGAGGCATGAATCTCTCGGGCAATATGTTGGGCAGCGTCAATCCCGACTACACCCCGACCGACAACTACCAGGCCCGCACCCAGCACCCCATGGTCCTGTTCGACGAACTGTGGGCGTGGGATTCGACCACCAACGACTACCGCATCTTCCATGTGATAGAGCCGGACATCGTCATCGGCGACAGCAAACGCACCGTGAAAGCGATGATGTCGGTGCCCAAGATGCGCAAGCTGATGGAGGAGAAGGCTACGAGAGTGCGCCGTCGGAGACGGCGCGCAGGGGATGGTGAGTTGGTCGGCATCTTCGACACCGATGCCCCCGGCGACGACGACTTCGTCATCAGCCAGTCGAATCCTTTCTTACCGGGCGAGCACCCGTTCACCCCGATACGACCGTACAGGAAATGGAATTATTATTGGGGAGAGGCCCACATAGATGCCCTTACAGGTTTGCAGGATTGGCTTAACGAGCGCATGGAGCAGATCGCCGACATCCTGGATCGTCAGGCGTATCCCCCGCGCGTCGGGACCGGAATGGCAGGCATCTCCGATGAGAAGTTTGCAGCTTTCGGCGAGGCCGACAGTTATATCCTCGAGCAGATGCCTAACGCCAAAGTCGAAGAGCTACACCCGCAGATGCCTCCTGATCTTTTTGCTGAAGTCAACGAGATTGGTCAGTTTTTCCTTGAGGCGAGCGGTCTTACCGACGTTATCATGGGTCAAGGTGCGGAAGGCGTACGCAGCAAGGCGCACGCACAGCAGGCGGCCCGTACGGGCAGCGGCAGAATTAAGAAAGCCGCGCTGGCGCTAGAGCCAAGTCTCACCCGGATCGGCGATGTCGGCATCAAGCTGATGCAGAAGAACGACGATACGCCGATTACTCCGCAGGAAGCGCCCACGTTCCTGCCGGCCCAGATAGCGAGTCAGCTCCGCATCAAGGTGTCGGCACACGCGCATTCGCCGCTGTTCATCGATGATGCGCGCGAGATGGCCGCGGTCCTCATCAAGGCCGGGGCCATCGATAAGGAAATGCTGGTCCGCATGCTCCACCCGCCGGCCCGCGATGCCATCCTCCACGGCCTCCAGATGCAGCAGCGCCAGCAGGCCCAGATGATGGCCTCGCTGCCACCGGAGGACAGGATAAAGGTGATGACCGGCGGCAAGGCAGGGGCGGGCGGAAGCCACAGGAGGTGAGTCCAATGTGCTCGGTGTCCGCAGTCTCTGATTATTACTTGAGACAGCCGATGGGGCCGGCCATGCAGGCCATCAAGCCCATCCAGCAATGGGATATGGAGGCGAAACGATTGCTCCGCGAGGTCATAGAGCGGCTCGACAAGCTGGACAAGCGGCTCGGCGACATCGAGTGCAATGAGCCGAGCAAGGCTGAACTCCGCAGGCAGCTTGGCCTCGATGCCGTCTGAACCCTTCGGCCCCTTCCGCCGTGACGGCATAGATAATATGGAGAGGACCGCCCAACTGCGCTGCCTGCGCGCCCTCGTCCGTACCCACTTTCCACTGGCGGAACTGGAGCGAGGCCTGCGGGACTGCGAGACGGATTACGGCAGATTGCTGCCGACGCTGCGGTTGTTCGATGCAATGCCGCCTCTGCACCGCCGCCGCATCCTCGCAACATTTGCCGCCCTGCATAGCCCCCTATATAATAAGGAGTGCAAGGGGAACGCTGTGCAAGCAACCGAAGGGAACGCACATGTCCTTGATGTGGACTAAGCTTTTCGCCAACGCCGATGAGCGCCGCCGTCGTCATCGCCGCGGCCGTCGGCGGTAGACCAGATCCGATAAGTCCCTCAGAACCCTTTATCGGCCACTGCCGGCTCGCACTGCGGGCCGGTTTTTTCATGCGCAGCAAGGAGTTGGCCGGGACCCTGGTAGAAAAACGAATAACCAGGTGGTTTTCAACCATGGTTAAACGTGCGCTTCGGCCTTGACTTAACGCATCACTTTAAGACCGCTTTCCAAGCCATTGGGTTCCTGATACGTTCCTGCCACCAGCAATAGGTGCGCGTGCATGGCCCTACGCCCCACACCTGGGATGATGATGCCCGGAGGCGCCGGCGGCCCGCCGCGACTGCCCGGCTCACCCATGGGCGGCGCAGGTGGCCCGGGACCATCACCCATGGTGTCACCAGGAGCAGGCGCAGGCGTAAAAGCAGCCGCGGTCGCCCAAATCCGCGCCGCTATGCGTAACATCCAGGTGGCAGCGCTCAGCTTTGACCCCGGATCCAAGGAATTCAACGGCGTGATGGGGGCCTTGAGGTCCCTGAACAGCGTGTTCGGTAAACCAGCAGACCAGGACCTCGACCCCGCCGCGCGTGCGCGGATGGCGCAGCCGCCCCCGTCACCCCTTGCCGGGATGGCGCCTACGGGTATGGCGGGAGGGGCAGGCGGAGCCCCGCCTGCACCGCCCCCAGGAATGGGGCCAGGCGAAATGGGAGGCGGGGCGCCGGGAGGCGTGTAACGCACATAGTAATAAGGAGTCAGCGCGCAGCGCTAGTGTCGGTCAGTCGGCGAAGCCGACCTAGGGAATGAAGGAGTAACGACCGATGGCCCAGGACTACCTTCGACCGAAAGGCGTCAATACCGGAAACCTCCAGAAACGCTCCATGGAGGACGGGCAGTTCCGTAATCCCCCGACATATTCGCAGTTCGGCGGCTTCACCTCCGCCGACCGCGGCAAGTGGGAACGTAACAAGATGACGCTCGAGCGTGGTGGCCCGCAGGCCGTTCGCGGGCGGCCAATCTAATGGCACGCCCTGCACGCCCGGTCCCCGGTGAACGTAATCGCGACTGGCTGTTCCGCGGGCGCTCGGAATTCACCGTCGCCGTCAACCCCATGCCGGACGCCGTCATCATCCCGGGCCGCAACTCCGCGCTGCCATGGGCGAATTCCTACGACGAGCGATACAGCATTAAGCGGAAGATGCTGGGCATGGAAAGCAGCCTCGCAAAGAAGTGGGAGTGAGATGCTATGGCTCGACGAAAGCGTCGCATGGTCATTGTGCCTGCCTCAAGACGAGCAAGGCGAGCACGCAAGGGCAGGAGGTACTGACATGGCACGACGTGGCAGACGCATGGTCAAGAGACATGGCCGCAAGACATTCCCCAAGCCCCGGCGTAGCAAGAGATACTGACCATGACGCTGAGCGTGGAACAACAAGCCGACCTCGCGTCACTGCTATACGAGCTCGGCCATAATCCCAATACTCGCTCCGGACTGGCGCAGCTCGTCAACAAGGTGGATCCGCAGAGAGCCCGCGCATCCTTCCCCGATGTCGTTCAGCAGAACCAGTTCCAGCAACTGGAACGGCGTATCGAGCAGCGCCTGCAGACCGACGAGGCCGAGAAGCAGAAGGCCAAGCACGAGGCGCAGCGCGCGAAGCTGAAGGAACGATATTCGGACGAGCAGATCACCGAAATCGATAAGGAGCGCACTAGGCTCGGCGGCATCCCGTGGGACGATGCGGCCGTGCTCTACGCCGCCAAGAACCCCGAGACGGACCCGCGCTACCAGCCGCCGCAGCGAGAGAAGCCCGGCGCGAAATGGGACTTCCCGACGGTGGCGGGCCGCGATGGCAAGCCGATGTCGTTCAAGGACTTCGCCGCAGATCCAAGAAGCGCATCCATGGATGCCGCCTACTCAATCATCGATGAATTCAAGAACAGAAGCCTGTCGTCAGGCTTCAGGAGATAGGCAATGCCTAATGTCTTGGGCCAGGGGATTCTTCCGCAGGACGGCGCCATCGCGAGGGAATTAACTTCCGTCGTTCGCAGGGCGTTTATGCCGAGAGTCTACGTGCAACTTTGGAAATCAGCTCCGTTGATGGCGTGCCTGATGTCGGCCGCACAGGTGGCCAGTGGCGGTCTTGCGCCGATAACTGCGCCCGTGCAGGGCGCGCCGATGGTCGGCGGGCAGTGGGTGGATTACTCGGGCAGTTTCGACCAGCCGGGCGTGATGCCGGGCATCCAGAACGCGGAATTTGCGCTCAAGGCATTCTGCACGCCCGTGCCATTCTTGGGCTTTGAAGGACTCGTTCAGCTCGACTACTCCATCGTGCCGCTCATCGATGCACGGATGAACGATGCCACCAACGTCAGCATCGATACATTCGCGCTGACGCTCTACAACAACGTCGCCAATCAGCAGCAAATGATTGGTCTGCCGGCCGCCATCGATGATGGCACCTTCGCCAGGACATATGGCGGCATCGACCGCCAGCAGGCGAGGTTCTGGAACAGTACGTATGTGCACAATGCGGGGAACGTCACGCCAACGCGTAACCTGATGCTGCAGTACATCGCGCAGGTCACCAAGACGACGGGTGAAATGCCGCAGATTGGGATTATGGGGTTTGGTACCTGGACATTGCTCGCCCAGGACTTCACGCCGCAAGAGCGCTACGTAATTAATCCAGGGGAGAGACTCGATGCCAGCGCCAACTTCGTTGGCCATAGTAGCTTCCAGGCGCTGGATATTGCCGGGATACCGTTTTACGCAGACCCCTACTGCCCTGAAGGCACGCTTTACATCATCAATACCAACTACCTCAGTCTTTTCCTCCACGAGCGAGCAGCCTTCACCTTCACGGGCTTCGAAAGCACTCTCCCCAACAATCAGTTTGGATATATCTCTGCGATACTGACGCTGCTGGAACTGGT